GATTCTACTTTTTTAGTAACTCCTCTTACTACATCCCACAAAGCATGAGAAGATGTACTACTTCTTTCTTTAATCCAAGTAAAATCAGGTTGAAATCCAACTCCTGTAATACCATTATTATCATTACCAGTACCTGTATAAAGTTTAGTATTAAAATAATCTGTAGATTTATTAATTGTTGTATAAGCCATTATTCGTTTAACCCCTTAGTTGATAAAGCTGTAAAACCAGTTGGGACATCATACTCGAAAATTCCATTATTACTAGCATTAGTTCCTGCACTAGCTACTGCTGTTGTTCCGAAGTAACCATTGCCGAAATTTACACTCCATTGACAATTATTATTAAAAACTGAACTTCCAAAAGTCATACCATCTCCTGTATTTAAAGAAGATATATCATATCCACCAGTATTATTGGCTGGGTCTCCACTTGCTAACCATGTTCCACCATTTACTCTAAAGTGACATTTATTGTTCGTAATGTCTAATGCTACTGAAACAATACTATTAGTTGTATATGTAATAGAAGTTTGACTATCAACAATACTTGCACTTCTATAAATATTTCCACCAGGGTGCATTGCTATTCCATTGTTACCAAGATATGTATCATTATCATAATTAGACATTGATAAAACACCACAATAAGGAGAAGAACCATTTTGAGGGCCAAGATTTATCATTTTAAATTCTGCATAATATTTTCCAGTAAATCCACCAATATTGCATATCGCTTGTCTTTGTCCAACAGTATCTGTTTCTTTTTGAGTAGTGTTTCCATTTGATAAAGCATTATTATCATTTAAATTTTGTATAGAATTATATGTAGCAAAAATATTACTTGGACAATCTTCTGTTTTTGAAATTAATCCTGTGCTTCCTGCTTGTGTCCAGTTGTTAGAATTACTAGATTGGTCTGTAAAAGTATTTCCATCTTTAAGAATTG